AGGGGTTATCTAGAAAACAAAGACAACCCTACAACAGTCTGTGTGTCTGCTGATAAAGACTTACGGGATACTCCCGGTAATCACTTCAATCCAGACAAAGATGATGCTGTTGTTCTCATTACAATGGAGCAAGCCAACAAAAACTTTTATCAACAACTGTTGAAAGGCGACAAATCATCTGACAACATACCCGGATGCCAAGGTCTTTCTAAATTAATTGCAGAAAAGTATGGCACAAGAAAGATCGCGTCTATCGGAGAGAAAGGTGCAGAAGCATTACTTGATGATTGCGTTACTGAGTGGCAGCTATATGAACGATGCTATGAAGTTTATCTGGCGTGGTACAGTGAGCAAGAGGGTTGGGACTCTGAAACAGAAACCTATTCTTATAAATCTTGGGACGGTACAGATCAAGAGAAATTTATCTCAGAGCTTATGAAAGAGCAGGCTGACCTACTTCATATGCAACGCATTAAGGGGGATCGTTGGCATCCACCTGAGCCTGACAGTGCCTAAAGTATTAAAGATCGACTGTCCACTAGTCGTTCTGCTCCCTAGAAAAACTAAGGAGGATAAAAAATTCAGAATCAATCTCAACTATACGAATAATGCTCATTACCTTGAATACAATAAAGCCAAGAAAATGTTCAAAGAGATAGTTAGACAGATACTTGTAGACACAAAGCAGGATAAAATGAAGTTCGATAAACCAATCGACGTTACTGCTAAGCTTTATAAACAAAGTAGACGCAGATCAGACAAACACAACTTCATAGCTGCTAATACAAAGTTTCTCTATGACGCTCTAACAGAGCTGGGTATTATTGTAGACGACAACGATGAGTATATTAAAGTAGAAGTACTACAGGAAACAGAAGTTGATAAGTATAATCCTAGAGTATCCTACGTATTCACAGAGAGGGCATAAGATATATGAAGCATTTAATTATTGCAGACACACAATGTAAACCAGATCAAGATTTTACACACCTCGAAGCACTGGGCAGGTACATCGTAGCAAAGAAGCCAGATGTTATTGTGCATATTGGCGACCACTTTGATATGCCGTCGCTATCTTCTTACGACAGGGGCAAGAAAGCCTTTGAGGGACGCCGTATTAAAGAGGACTTGGATGCTGGCTACAAGGGCATGGCTCTGATCACAGGGCCACTAGAGAAGCTCCAAGAGAGTCAGAGAAGAAACAAAAAGAAAGTGTATTCTCCACGTATGATCTTCTGCATGGGTAATCACGAAGATCGTATTGATAGATTCACCAACGACACCCCAGAGTTGCATGGATTTCTCGGAACAAAGTTGTTGAACCTAGAATCATATGGTTGGGAAGTATACGATTTCCTTCAACCAGTAATGGAAAACGGTATCTTCTACGTCCACTACCTTGCAAATCCAATGACAGGTAAGCCTTATGGTGGCGCAGCATTGAACGTGCTTAAGAATGTTGGCAGATCTTTTGTTGTAGGACACAACGCAGTGCCTTGACATTGCAATCAAACCCAGCATTGACGGTAAGATGCAGATTGGTATTGTAAATGGTGCCTTCTACCCTCATGATGAGGAATACAAAGGCCCACAAGGTAACAACCACTTTCGAGGCATCACTGTACTACATGATGTTAAGCAAGGTTTCGGAAACCCAATGATGGTAAGTCTAGACTATCTTGTTAAAAAGTACGCCTAAGTAGTTGACGATAAACACACAGAAGAGGTAAAATTTATGACAGTATACGAGAAAATCTTTTTATTCAACAACTTGATTGGCAACAAGGGCGTCAGACCTTTGAGTGAAGATTTCTGGGAACAGGTTGGCAATCAAAGCGACAGGATCGTAGAAGAGGCTGCTGAAACTTATAACGCAGTTGCTGATAAGGATCTCACAGAGCTTGTAGATGGTGTTGCAGACGTTATGGTCGTTGCTATTGGTCTCTACCAGAAACTACAGCTTTGTGGTGTAGATGTTAGTGATGCCTTGGAGAGAGTTTGTGACAACAACCTAACCAAGTTCCACGATACTCCTGAATATGCTAATGAGACTGTCAAGTTCTATGAAGAAGAAGGCGTTGCTACTTTTGTTCGTCTGACTACTATGGAAGATGGGGATGAATTCTATTCAGTAATCCGCGAAAGTGATAAAAAGCTACTGAAGCCTCACGACTTTGTAGGAGTAGACTTGTCCGATATCATTGAAATGACACAGCAACTCTCTGAGGTGGTAGAAGATGAACCCACTGAGTAATAAGATACTCTTACTTAACGCTCCCTCGGGGGCGGGTAAGGACACTATTGGCAAATGCCTTCAGGATACGTATGGTTGTGAGCTAAAAGCGTTTAAGACTGCACTCTACTGTAGTGCATATCCTTTCGCCAACTGTAATAACTATGGACAATTCATTCATTACTGCACTGATAGGACTTTAAAAGAAAAACGTTCCGGGTATTTCCGTGGAATGTCTCCTAGAGACTTCTTAATCTTTGTTAGTGAAGTTATGACTAAACCTAACTTTGGTAAAGACTTTTTTGGTAAGAAATCCGCAGACTCCATATCTATTGGAGACTTTGAACGTGGTGTTGTATTTACAGACTCAGGTTTTATTGAAGAAACTTTGCCGATAATTAACGAATTTAGTGGCAACAACATTTATATCATTCAGTTCACAGGGCAAGGTTTTAATGACTTCGAAGGGGATAGTCGAAACTTCATTGAACTAAGGGAAGCGCACACTATCAAGATGAGGCAGAAGAACGAAGACATTAAACCGGAAGTATTCACAAGACTTATTATGCAGGAGGTTATGAAGTATGGTTGATATACAAGGTAAGGGAGGTATTTCCGCAAAGATTATTGCTGATAGCGTAAGTGCTGCGGGTAAGCGTGTAACAACTTACGAACTGAACTATCCGCGCTTTGTTCACGCAGAGTTTATGACGCACAGGCTATTTAGCCGAAACGCTGCCAGTAGTCGTGCTATCCCAGTTCCAAAGATGATTGACAATATTAAAGCAAACACAGCGATGCCTATTCATTGGGGTGCTCACCAGAAAGGTATGCAAGCTGATGATGAATGTGATGCATTTGTGTCATCTATCCTTGGGTACGAAGGGGATGAGTACGACAAACCAAGCCGAGAGCAAGCTTGGGATCTTGCTAGGAATGACGCTATCTTTCATGCAAAAGCATTCCATGAAGCTGGGTACCACAAGCAAATTGTTAATAGGCTACTAGAGCCTTTTCAGTTTATTAAGGTTGTATGCACAGCCACAGAGTACGATAACTTCTTCTGGCTACGTAGTCACAAGGATGCTCAACCAGAGATCAGAGAGTTATCAAACTGTATGTACAAGGCTTATCAAGAGTCTGAGCCAACTTTTCTACGTATAGGTGAGTGGCACGTACCTTATGTAGACACCTTCCGGGCTAGTGATGGTGATGCAAGCCTAGAATATATAGTAGGTAACATCGGTGTGTCTCTTGAGGACGCTCTTAAGGTTTCTTCCTCGTGCTGTGCTCAAGTGAGTTATCGCCTAACAGACAACAGTCTAGAAAAAGCTGAAATGCTCTACAGACTGCTGGTAGACGCTAAGCCAGTACATGCGTCTCCCTTTGAACATCAATGTTGTCCAATAGATTGTGAAGCAGACCTTGACACAGAGGGGGTGACAGGTTATACTAATGGGCTTGGTTATCAGTCTGGTAACTTCTTTGGATTCATTCAACACCGTCAGTTGATTGACAACCACAGTTGCTGGAACTATGAGCCAGAGTAAAAAACACTCCCTCGTAGAACAGGTACTAAATGTTGGTTCAGGTTGGTTGCTATCGCTTCTGATCTGGACTTTTTTAATCGCTCCAATTTATAATCTACCAACCACATTTGTAGATAACTTAGGAATAACAATAATCTTTACTTTTATATCTATTATTCGTGGTTACTTTTGGAGAAGATACTTTAACAACAAGACGGAGAAATAAAACCTATGAATTTTTACTACTTGAGTGTTTCAGATTTGCAACTACTTGATGATTGGGTTGACCCACAACCTGAACCGACAGAGTTTGCTAGAATTCTACACACAAATGGAATGGACATCACAAGACCTTATGAAATGGTCGAGTGTAATCACAGAAATCTAAGGAATGAGATTGTGTTATGCAACAGAGTGGAAGGAAGTGAAAGAACAGACTTTGATTGGAGAGGCTCTGGTGCCGCTTCATTAGGTGCCTTCTTATACTCTACAGAAGACATCTTCCTAAAAGAAGAAATGAGACGTATGAGCAGAAGAGCAGATGCTCAGTCTGATATATATACAGAAGCAGGGGAATAACTGTGGCAGTTAGATTAAGAACACCAAAATCAGAATTTACCGTAGACTACCCAGAGGCAGTTTGGTATGCAGACAAACAAGCACACCACTTCTGGCCTCACGATGAAGTTAAGGTACATAAAGACAAACAAGATATCATGGTCAACATGACAGAAGCCGAGAGGTTTGGAACTATTGAACTTCTTCGCTTATTTACTAAGTACGAACAAATAATTGGTGACGAGTTTTGGTTAAACTTTGTATTTAGAAAGTTCCCAAGACCTGCGGATATCCAACCAATGGCTGCAATGTTTGGTGCAATGGAACTACAAGTTCATGCTAAGTTTTACTCAAAAATTAATGAAGAACTTGGACTAGCAGATGATGAATTCTATAGGAGTTATCAAGATGATGAAGACCTTAACCAACGTATTAAATTTCTTGAAAATACGCTTGATGGGGAAGATGATCTACGAGCCTTGGGTGCTTTTACATTCGGAGAAGGGGCTATTCTTTATACTTCATTCGCTTTCTTAAAGCACTTCCAAAGTTCAGGTAAGAATAAACTACTGAACTTGGTGAGTGGTATCAACTTCTCTGCTCGTGACGAGAACCTACACGCGGAAGCTGCTGGTTGGTTATACAGAACACTTCAAGGAGAAATGCTTGAGGCTGGTGAGATAGACGAGAAAGATATTGAAAAGCTAAAAGAAGATATGTATATTGCGGCAGAGACAGTTTTCCAACATGAGCGTGTAATTATTAAACGTATCTTCTCTAAAGGTAAGATTGATGGTATCACTGAGGTGCAACTAGAACACTTTGCACAAAGCCGGGTTAACTATTGTCTTGAGAATCTTGGACTAGAACCCCTATACAGTGTGCCATATAACCCTGTAGCAGTTTGGTTTTACAAAGGGATAAACGGATATATGATGCAGGATTTCTTTAGCTCACAAGGTAATCAATATGTAAGAAATTGGGATAAGGAGGGGTTTACTTTCAATGGCGTATGAGAAACTAAGCGAAGAACGTAAGAAGCTACAAGAGCAAGGACTGTGTCCTCAGTTTTGGAGTACAGGTGGATACCAGCTATTCAAAGAGAAGTATTTGTATCAGGCTGCAAACCCTAGAGAGCAGTATATGCGGATTGCAAGTACACTTGCAGCACATACACCAAACCCACAGGCGTGGAAGCATACATTTTTTGACCTTATGTGGAAGGGCTGGCTGTCACCTTCAACTCCTATTTTATCGAACACAGGAACAACCCGAGGGCTTCCTGTGAGTTGTGCTGGAAGTTATGTTGGAGACAGTATTGATGAAATTTATAAAGCGAGACATGAAACGGCGATGCTCACTAAGATGGGATTCGGTACTGCTGGATACCTCGGTGATATTCGTGGCCGTGGCTCTGATATTAGTATCGGTGGTAAGACATCTGGTGTTGTGCCTCTGCTTCAGCTTTTCCAAAAGGATATGGAGTATGTTGCACAAGGTACAGCAAGGCGTGGTAGCTGGGCAGGCTATCTTCCAATCGACCATAGCGACTTCTACGAGGTGTGTGAATACCTTGAAGCAGAACCAGATGGTAATAATGTTGGTTGGAATGTATCTAATGATTTCATTAACCTTCTGATAAATGGGAATGAGGATGCCCTTGATCGCTATAAAACAGCATTAAAGACTAAGATGATGACAGGTAAGGGGTATTTCTTCTTCCCTGATAAAGCTAACCTTAAGCGACCTGAGTGGTATGTTGCACATGGTCTTGATGTTAAAGCTCCACAGCTTTGTAATGAAATTATGCTACACTCTAGTGCTGAATATACCTATACATGCGTTCTAGCATCTATGAATCTATTCTTCTACGATGATTGGAAAGATACTGACGCAGTATATCATTCAACCATCTTTCTTGATTGTGTTGTACAGGAGTTTCTTGAGAGAGGAAAGAATATCCCCGGTCTTGAAAAGGCTATTGCAGCAACTAAGAAAGGTCGTGCTCTAGGACTTGGTGTTTGTGGTCTACACACACTTTTCCAAAGCAAGGGTATGTCTTTTGGTGGTTTCGAAGCTCACATGCTTAATAATAAAATCTTTAAAGGTATTAGAAGCGAAGCAGAGAGAGCTACAAAGTGGATTGCAGAACAGTGGGGAGAACCAGATTGGTGTAAGGGGTACAATCGTGCCAACACTCACCTACTTGCTATTGCTCCTACAAAATCTACTGCTCTAATAATGGGTGGTGTTTCAGAAGGTATAAACCCAGACACAGCGATGGTATATACCCAAAGAACACCTGCTGGTGAGATTGATAGAGTAAATCCTGTGCTTCTAAGCCTTATGAAAGAGCTTAAAGTAAACACACAGGTTAACATTAAAGACATACGGGACAATATGGGAAGTGTTCAGCACGTCACTTGGTTAACCGAAGAACAGAAAGAGGTCTTTAGGACAGCTTTTGAGATTAACCAGTTTGATGTTATCAGACTTGCTGCTGCGAGAGGGAAGCATTTAGATCAATGGCAGTCACTTAACCTATTCTTTGCTGCTGGTGAAGACGAGGGATATATTAGTGAAGTTCACAAGGAAGCTTTTTTGAATGAAGATATTCTGGGTCTATATTATATTTATAGTCGAGCAGGTATCCAAGCATCTAAAGGAGAGTGTTCAGCTTGTGAGTAACACATAAAAACCCGGAGAGCCTATTAAGCTTTCCGGGTTTAATTGTGCGTATAATAAAAGTATTGTTATTTTATTGTTTTATTAAGCCTTGTTGTTTAAGATCAACGGCCATTCCAAATACCATTTGCCTTCCATCAATAAGATTGAGATATAGTCTTACAACCATTCTTTCTTTACTGGCGCGATTGATATCTTTAGGGTAAGGCCCGTAAGTTACAAGACTATCTTTGGTTCTTAACACTTCAAGGGCATTCTTTCTAAGTGCTTCAGAAATCTTTGGACCCCAAATCTCAGAGTCAGCTAAACCTCTGTATTTATTTCTTGTTATACCGTGCGTATACTCATACTGTTTGTTAATCAACAGCATTTTAAACTCAGGTTCACTGTCTTTGTTGTAGGTTACTTCCTTAAGCCAAGCCTCGAAAGGCAATCCATCCATGAATTTCTCAAACATATCAAGAGTATTTAGATCTTTATTTAGTTGACTTTGCAACCTAAACACTTGACTTGTTAGTTCAACTATCTTAGCGTTTGAATTAGCTTGCTGCTCTTTCATCGCTGTTTCAAGATGTCCAATCCTGCGAAAAGCTGACTCCAATCTACTTGCTGCCGCAATGGAGTCTGCACTTACAACATCACCCTGAACTGCAAACAAAGTACCGGCCAGAACTGCTAAAGAAGTAATGATTGACGTTACTACTTGTACAAACCATCCTCTATGTTGGTCGGTCATTTTATTATCTCCCGTTTACTTATCGTAAAGTTTCTTTAATTCCTTGCTTAGATTGAGTGATTGCTTCCGTTGTAATTCACACTTGCCTATGACAGACAGTGCCATAATATATTCATTCATTAAGTCTTCTTTAGAGTAACCGCCCGGATATACACGTATTGTGCAGGGTTGGCTGAGACTCTCAGAAACTGCAATTGCTTGGGTCTCCGTCTGTAAGACAGTGCGATTGCTTGAGCAACCTAACATCATCATTAGAAAGATACTCATCACAAGGCTCTGTAAGGCTCTCTGCTTCATCTTTAACATCTCCTGTGGGGTTGCTTGGGGTGGGCTTAAAAACCTTCTCCTTCAGCTTCTCAGTAGCCTTATTAAGAGCCTTCTCCCCTTTTCTGACCTTTGTGACTGCCTCATCAGTTAACTCAATACTCTTTAGGGCTTTATCTGTCTGACTCTTCTCTTCTTCAACTGCCACACTTAGCTGTTCATTTGCAGCAGCAGCTACTTCCTTCTCTCCATAAAACTTATAAGATAGATACATAGCACTACTTAAAGCACCAATTAGTATAACTATAGCTATACCCATATACTTAGTTAGTGGGGACGCCAGTGTACTCATTAAGCTCTTCAACATATTTCCAAATCACCTCTTGATTGTTTCTGTAGTAAGCCTTTTAACTGTCCTCCAAAATCTTTTTACATACCCAACAGTTTCTTTTGAGTGGCGACCAGTAACTTCAGGTAGTGATTTATTTATATCGCCCCAAAGGATAGCACCACCACTCTCTCTCTGCGCTTCGAGTAT